AATATAACCGCACTGACGTGGAGCGTGTAAGCCAGCTTGAAGATAAAATGAAGCTCATTGAGCTGGCGCTGACCATGGCCTATGATGCCAAGTGTAACATTGGTGATGTGTTTAGTGCGGTCCGTACCTGGGACTGTGTGCTATACAATCATCTGTGGGATCAGAATGTTGTGGTGCATCCCCGTGACAATAGTCGGCCAGATCGCAGCATTGAAGGTGCCTATGTGCAGGATCCAGTACCTGGTCAGTATGATTGGGTGGTGAGTTTCGATGCCACATCACTGTATCCCAGCATCATCATGCAGTATAACATGAGTCCAGAATGTCTGGTGATGTCAGACCAGGATCCGCATGTCAATACTACCGTGGATAAGCTATTGGCTCGTGAGACCAATACCGCAGACCTGGTAGACAAAGACTATTGCATGTCAGCCAATGGCTACTATTTTAAGCGCGACAAACCTGGTTTGTTTCCTGAGATTGTGGCCAAGCTGTTCAAGGACCGACAGGATTATAAAAAGTTGATGATTGAGGCGCAGAAGAAATATGAAGATACCAAGGATACCCGCTATCAGAATGATATTGCCAAGTACAACAATTTCCAGATGGCCCGCAAGATCCAGCTCAACAGTCTATTTGGCGCCTGGGCCAACTACTACTTCCGGTACTTCGACGACCGTATCGCTGAAGGCATAACTGTTACTGGTCAGTATATCATTCGCACAGTTGGTACTGCCCTGGACGACTATCTCAACAAGATCTGTGGCACCAAAGACTTTAAATATAGTTTCTATTCCGATACAGATAGCTGCTACATTACTTTAGATCCTCTGGTCAAGAAGTACTATGCTGGCAAAACCAATGAAGAGATTGTGGCCATCTTGGATCGGATCTGCGAGGATAAGATTGCACCCGCCATCAACAAGGCCTGTGGCTTGCTGTCAGAATATACCAATGCCTATGACAACAAGATCATCTTCAAACGTGAAGCCATAGCCACTCGTGGACTCTGGGTGGCCAAGAAGCGCTATGCTTTAAATGTCTACAACAATGAAGGAGTGCAATATGCTGAACCGAAACTCAAGGTCATGGGTCTTGAGATCGTTAGATCGTCAACTCCGGAAGCAATTCGCAAGCTACTCAAGGAAGCGGTATCGGTGGCCATTACTAAAGATCAGGCCGCACTACAGGATTTCATCGTTCAGGCTCGTAAAAAATATGACCAATTGTCGCCCGAAGAGATTGCGTTCCCACGTGGAGTAAACAACCTGGCCAAGTATAGCAGCAGAAGCGACATCTATGCCAAAGGCGCGCCCATGCATGTGCGTGGAGCCTTGCTGCACAATCATTATGTCAAGGAAAGGGGTCTGGATCAGCGGTATCAGATGATTCAGGAAGGCGAGAAGATCCGGTTCTTGTATCTGATGACACCCAATACCATCAAAGAAAACTGCATAGGCTTTATCGGTGTATTACCTCCGGAATTGGGATTGACAAAATTTGTAGACTATAATACAATGTGGAATAAGAGCTTTATCGAGCCACTGAATGGAATCATTGAAGGGCTGGGATGGAACACCAGCCCACAAGCAACCCTGGAGGATCTGTTTGCATGAAAAAGAAAACCAGTTATAAAACCAATAGTTGGTGGAATCATCGGTTGGTCGGTAGTGTATCACCCAACCGAGATATTCGTACTTGGGAAGATAAGAAGCAGGATAAAATTTTGGCTAACCTTGAAAAGGCTATAAAAAATGATGATACCCAAAACCTATGAACTGCTGGATCGATGTGTGGATGAAGGAATTAGTTTTGGCTATGCCCGAGCATTCAAGCATACCGATACGCCATCTGAAGCAGCCATCCATGACAGCATCCATCACGAAGTAATGAGTCAGATTTGTGAATGGTTTGAAATTAAAGGAGTAGAAAATGACGTTGACACACACTAATGTAAGTTTTGTAAAGAGCCTGGTACGCATTGGTGCCGGTGCTGCTTTGATGCTGGCCGGCAATGAAATGATGCTGATTGCCGGTGTCTGCATTGCAGTTGCTGAACTGCTGGGAATTTTGGAGGAGCTAGTATGAGTAAATTGTTGGAAAAACTACAGAAGAATACCACCATTAAAGACACGGCTGTGATGCATGACAGCAAATTTTTTAATGCCAAGGATATGATTCACACACCAGTGCCCATGATTAATGTGGCCCTGAGCGGTAAATTAGACGGAGGATTGGTTCCTGGCCTTACTGTATTTGCCGGACCAAGTAAACACTTTAAAACCGCCTTTGCCCTAATGCTGGCCAAGGCTTACATGGACAAATATTCTGATGCGGTGGTACTTTTTTATGATAGTGAGTTCGGTAGTCCTCAGTCTTACTTTGATAGTTTCGGGATCGATACCAAACGAGTCCTACATACTCCAATTACCGACATTGAGCAATTGAAGCATGACAGCATGCAGCAGCTGAATAATATTGAGCGTGGCGAGCACGTTATTGTCATTGTTGACAGCGTGGGCAATTTAGCGTCCAAGAAAGAAGTTGACGATGCCCTGGATGGCAAGAGTGTAGCCGACATGACTCGCGCCAAGCAGTTGAAGAGCCTGTTCCGCATGGTGACACCACATCTGAACATCAAAGACATCCCCATGATTGTTGTCAATCACACCTACATGGAGCAGGGCATGTTTCCCAAGGCCGTTGTAAGTGGTGGTACTGGTATTTACTACAGTGCCGATGCCATCTTTATCATTGGTCGTCAGCAGGAAAAAGAAGGTCAGGAGCTGATAGGATACAACTTTATCATCAACGTAGAAAAGAGTCGCCATGTCCGAGAAAAAAGTCGCATTCCTGTTGAGGTCACCTTCGACGGAGGAATCAGCAAGTGGTCTGGTCTCCTTGATGTTGCCCAAGAAGGGGGTTTTGTTGTCAAGCCTAGCAACGGTTGGTACAGTCACCGTGGGGAAGAAAAGAAGTATCGTCTCAAAGATACTTACACCAAAGAATTCTGGCTCCCCATCTTAAGCAACAAGGACTTCCGTGAATACATTGAAACAAATTATCGTATCAGTAACTCAAGCCTTAACCAGGATCTGGCCATGGACGATATCGAAGGCGAATACGAAACCGCTGGCTCCTGAGTGGTGTGAATTAATCACTGAGTTTGGTGACAGCAATCTACAAATTCTCGATGGACCTCTGCAGGGAGTAATCTTTCGTATAACCCGGCTTGGCGTTATCCCCACTGAAGATGACGGAGTACGATTTGAGTTCAACTATGATCTCATTCATACCGATGACATTCCCGTAGAGATATTGACTTCAGACGCAAATAAAAATATAATCATCTCTGTCATAAGAGAATATCTGGAGATTAAATGAATCGTATCGAGAAGACTATTCTCAGAAACCTGGTGCATAATGAACCTTTTATGCGTCAGGTTTTTCCTTTCATCAAAGATGAATACTTTGGCGACAGTTCTGAGAAGGCTGTGTATCGCTGTATTCGTAGTTTTGTAGAAGACTACAATGATTGCCCTACTGCCGAGGCACTGGAGATTGCTCTGCAGAAGACCAATCTCAAGGAAGAGAGCTACAAGCAGGCCGTGGAGCTGGTTCGAGAACTGGTACCCGAAGAGAGTCGTCAGGAGTGGTTGCTGAATGAGACTGAGAAGTGGTGCAAGGATCGTGCCATCTACAATGCCATTTTAAAGAGCATTGAAATCATCGATGGCCGCGATAAAAATACCTCGGCTGATGCTCTGCCCAGCATGCTGCAGGATGCCTTGGGTGTGGCCTTTGATAACAGCGTGGGTCATGACTACATCAATGATGCTGCCAGTCGCTTTGATTTCTATCACAAAATAGAAAATCGGGTGGCCTTTGACCTGGATATGTTTAACAAGATTACCAATGGTGGCTTGCCCAACAAGTCACTGAATGTAGCTCTGGCAGGTACTGGTGTTGGTAAAAGTTTGTTCATGTGTCATGTAGCCGCAGCCTGTCTAAGCATGGGTAGAAGTGTATTATACATTACTCTGGAGATGGCCGAGGAAAGAATTGCCGAACGCATCGACGCCAATTTGATGAACCTGCCCATGGATCAGCTGCATGATCTGCCCAAGCAGATGTTTGACAATCGTATCAATCGTATCAAGGACAAGACCGAGGGACGTCTGATCATCAAGGAGTATCCAACTGCAGGTGCTCATGCTGGTCACTTCAAGGCTCTGTTGAATGAACTGGAATTGAAGCAGAAATTCCATCCTAGCATCATCATGATTGACTATCTGAACATCTGTAGCAGCAGCAGACTCAAGGCAAGTTCCGCAGTAAACAGCTATACCCTGGTGAAAAGCATAGCCGAAGAGCTGCGTGGTCTGGCAGTTGAATATGATGTGCCTATTTTAACAGCTACACAGACTACCCGCAGTGGTTACAGCAATACCGATGTTGAATTGACTGATACGTCGGAAAGCTTTGGTCTGCCAGCCACAGCCGATCTGATGTTTGCCCTGATCAGCACTGAAGAGCTGGAAGCTCTGAATCAGCTCATGGTCAAGCAGTTGAAGAATCGCTACAACGATCCCACCATGAATCGCAAGTTTATCATTGGCATTGATCGAGCCCGAATGAAACTCTATGATGTTGAGGCTCGCGCGCAGCGTGATATCAGTGATAGCGGGCAGGAAGAAAATAAAGATGAATTTAACATTGTAAATCGCAAATTGACACGCGACTTTAGTTCCATTAAAATATAAATATACATGGAAAACAGGAGGTCTCAATGTATTTGGCTCCAAAAATCAATCGTCGTCTGGATTCAATGCGTGAGATTTTGACTGGATCGGTACCCCTGGAAACCGTTTTGGACGAAGTCGAAAGCACCCTGAAACCCTTTGGTATCAAGGTTTTCATGGTGCCTGACGAAACACTGAAGAGACCAGACTTCATGTGTTCTGGTAGCTATGATTTCTTTAAAAAGAAGCAGCCCATAGAAATTGTGCTGCATTTCAATGTCAGAAATCGTTGCTATGATTTTAATCCAAGTCGATGGAAGAATTTTAAATTTTTATTGAGCCAGGTTGTGCAGCATGAAATAATTCATAAACATCAATACTCACACAGACAGGCCTTTGAAAATGGTGGCGCCTGTCTATACTATGATATCAAGGGTGGCGAAAAGTCGGACAAAGAGCACATGGACTATCTGGCCGAGCTCGATGAGATTGATGCCTATGCCCATGATATTGCCATGGAGATACGCGAGTATTATCCAAAATCGAACCCCATGGATGTTCTTCGAAACATTAACAAGAGAAGAAAACTCTGGAGCTGGAACTACTATCGCAGTGCTTTCAAAGATAGTAAAGACTGGAGCGACGTCAAAACTCGCTTGCTAAAGAAAACCTACCTGTGGCTCCCACACGTTACTGTTTAAGGGACAATCATGTTCACCATTAGTACATTTGACCTAATCAATATCATTGCCTATCCCATACTGGCCTACATCTGCTGGAAGGGTGGTTGGAATCGAGGCGCCGAAGATACCATAGATTTCTTGCACTCGCGAGGAGTGGTCAACAAAGACGAATTAGAAGAAATGTTCAACGAATAACAAGGAGATATCTATGAACGAACAAGCATGCTGGGACTACATCAATCAGAATATGTGGAATGTCAACCCAGTGACAGAAGAAGAATTCCGCGCCAGTGGCTTTGCCACGGTCCATCAAGTTGGACCCTGCATCAGTGGCAATACCTATCTGGTGGGAATGCGTGAAGAAGGCCGTGTCGGCGGTTTTTTTGACCCACAGCGTCAGGCCGGCGCCACTAGCCCAATGTAAACTTCAATGTAATCAATGACTTAGAGACCCTGCCCTGTGCAGGGTTTTTTGCTTGACAAACCGGTGCAAAGGTGTCATAATAGAGTTATTGAAGTAGAAAAGGAGTTGATTATGGAAGAAGAATTTGTGACAGTAGCAGACATGATGGCGGCATTGAGTGCATTGCCCTCGGACGCACGTTTGGTAGTAACCCAAAGCGGGTATTACTGCTACAACGAGTTGGCTGGAATCATGTTGCCAGAAGCCTACACCGTAGAAGGTGAAGACGAAGGTATGCCAGCTGGTACAGTGGTGTACCGCATCGGTCATAGCCACCAAAGCTATTGAAGTAAGGAGAGCCTAAAATGCTCAAAACTGTCAGTCGTGATTTGATGTTGTCGGTCCGAGAATTGCTGGAGCGTGGCTGGAATGCCGTGGAAATCGCACACAAGCTCAACCTGGATCCCAACGACATACAGATGGTGATCAATCTAATCAATAACATATTGACATGACTGACACAGCATTTTATGGGTGCATTGTTGCACTCTGTCTAATCTTTACTGGCCATCCTTTTTTGGCTGTGTTGGTTTTTCTTTTGGTGATATAAGGAGTTTGTAATGAGTAAAATGGCAGACATTGATTTGGAAATTCGCAACCTCTTGGACACCACCATGTTGTCCTGTGAAGAGATTGCCAACCAGATTGGTTGTCCCGTAGACTGGGTCAACCTAATTGTTCAAGAACGCTGGGA